TCAGATAGAATAGGAGCTGAGTGGTTCGCACCTGCAGGTTTAAATAGAGGTATTTTAGGTAATGTATTAGAAGCTAAAATTAGATTAAATCAAGCTGAAAGAGATACTCTATATGATTCTAAAATTAACCCAATAGCTACATTCCCTCAAACAGGAGTTTGTATTTGGGGTCAGAAAACATTACAAGAAAGATCAACAGCATTAGACAGAATTAATGTTCGTAGATTATTAATAGCTCTTAAGAAATTTATTGCAAGTTCTTCTAGATATTTAGTATTTGAACAAAATACTTTACAAACTAGAACTAGATTCTTAAATATTGTAAATCCATATTTAGAATCAGTACAACAACAACAAGGTTTATATGCCTTTAGAGTAGTAATGGATGAATCAAATAACACACCAGATGTAATTGATAGAAATCAATTAGTAGGAGGAATTTATTTACAACCTACTAAAACAGCTGAATTTATTATTTTAGATTTCAACATTTTACCAACAGGTGCTACATTTGATACAGGAGGCGGAGGATCTGCAGGAGGAGGCGCAGGATATTAAAAAAAAAGAAAAAATTTATATTTATAATAAAACAATAAAAATAAAATAAAAGATGGCAATATTAAGTACAAATGAAATGATGTTTACAGCATTTGAACCTAAACTACAAAATAGGTTTCTAATGGAAATTGAAGGCATCCCAGCATACCTTATTAAAAAAGTAGCTAGACCAAGTATTACTTTTGGAGAAGTAGTTCTCGATCATATTAACGTGAAAAGAAAAATTAAAGGTAAAGCTAATTGGGATAACATTACTATGGATTTATATGATCCTGTAACCCCTTCAGGAGCACAAGCTGTAATGGAATGGGTTCGTTTATCACATGAATCAGTAACAGGTAGAGATGGTTATTCAGATTTCTATAAAAAAGATGTATACATCCGTACTTTAGGTCCTGTAGGTGATGTTGTTGAAGAATGGATTTTAAAAGGAGCTTATTGTCAAAATGCTAATTTTGGTGACATGGACTGGACATCAGAAACACCAGCAAATATTAACATAACAGTTGTAATGGACTATGCTATCTTAAATTATTAAGATTCTATATATATTAAAAGAAAAGCGCTATTTTTTAGCGCTTTCTTTGTCTTACATATATGTATATCTGAACTAGTTTTAAATAATATCGTTATGACAGAAAATAAAAAACCATTATTTCCTACAGAAGACATTAAATTACCATCAAAAGGTTTACTTTACCCTGAAGAGTCTCCATTAAGTAAAGGAGTTGTTGAAATGAAATACATGACTGCTAAAGAGGAAGACATCTTAACAAACCAAAATTTTATTGAAAATGGTACAGTAATTGATAAATTATTAAAATCCCTTATTGTTGGTAAAATAGATTACAGTAAATTACTGTTAGGAGATAAAAATGCATTATTATTAGCAGCTCGTATCTTAGGATATGGTCCTGACTATACTTTTGAATATAGAGGTGAAAAAATAACTATTAATTTATCTGAAGTTGAAGATATAATAATAGATGAATCTTTAATTAAAACAAAAGGATTAAATGAATTTGACTTTACTTTACCTCATTCAAAAGTTAATTTAACTTTTAAGTTTTTAACTCATGGAGATGAAACATCTATTAATAATGAGATAAAAGGTCTTAAAAAAATTAATAAAAATTCTTCTACTGAAGGATCTACTAGACTAAAACATACTATTGTAGCTGTAGATGAAAATAGAGACAGAAAATTTATTAGAGAATTTGTTGATAATAGCTTTTTAGCTAGAGATGCAAGAGAATTTAGAAATTATATTAGAAAAATCCAACCCAGTGTCGACTTAACATACAATTATGAAGACAGGAGAGGGAATATTGAAAAAATAAATATTCCTGTTGGTATTAAGTTTTTTTGGCCTGACGCCACAATATAGAAATCTTTTATTTACCCAAATACATGACCTGGTGTTCCATGGTGGTGGTGGATTCCAACATTCAAGCGTATATAACATGCCTATTTGGTTAAGAAGATTTCACATCCAAAAGATTAATGAACATAATAAAGAAGAAAATGAAAGGATGGAAAAAGCAAAAAAAGGGTCTCCACTTGATAAAAACAATAAAATACATGGACCTAATATAAATCCTTCATCAACATATAACTTTAAAAAGTAAAGATATCATAGATATCTTTCTTTTTTTTATATTTATTACCACAACCATATATAATATCAAACATGGCTAGAGGAGATAAAAAAACAAACGATGCTTTAATTAGTGGTACTGAAGCTATTAAAAGACAAAAAGAAGGACTCCAAGAACTAAATAAAATGTTTAGTAATTTGGGGGACAATATATCTCGTCAAATATCTAATGTTTTAGGTATATCACAAGAATTAGGAGATGCAACTGAAAGAGTATCAGACATATATAAAAATGATATAGCTAGACATATATCAAATGCTGCATCAAGTTTAAATAAACAATCTGACATTCAAAAGAAAATACTTGCTGGAGAAAATGCCTCTAAAGACATTAATGATGCTTTAGCTAAAAATAAAGCAAGAACCAGAGCTCTTATTGATAAAATAAGAATAATGAAAAAAAATGGTTTAGCAATAGATCATGAACAAATTAAAGCAGCTAGAATAGCTCATAAAATAGAAAAAGAAACACTAGAAGAACAACTAAAACAAAATGTAGAAAGAAAAAGAGAAGATGGAATTATAAAAGGTATAGGTAAAGCTTTATTAGACAATGTTGATAAACTAGATAAATCAGGAAATTTATCAAAAATACTTTCAGGTAATTTAAGTGATATGACAATGGGAGATGTTGGGGCTGCTGGTCAAGGTATGTTTATAAAATTTCTATTAGATGGTATAGCACTAACAAGTAAACTTGAATCCGAACTTAATAAAACATTAGGTTTATCATTAAAACAAGCTTCAGCTTTAAGACAACAATTTGCACAAGTTGCTTTTGCTACAAATAATGTTTCTATAAACTCAAGAGATATTCAATCAACTTTTATGAGTTTAAATGAGCAGTTTGGAACTGCTAGTACTGTTTTAAGAAATGATATAGTAGCAGAAATGGCTACATTAGGAAAATTAACAGGCATGTCTGCAGAATCTCAAATGAGATTTGCTTCTACTATGATGAGAACAGGAAAAAGTGCCGAAGTAGTAACAGCAGAATCTCGAAAAGCAATAGTGAATGCTGAAAAAGAACACGGAGTTAGGTTAGACATAAATAAAGTAATGGATGAAGCAGGTAAAATATCAGGAATGATAGCTGCTAATTTAGGTTATAATATAACTGCTATTGCAGGAGCAGTAGCTAAAGCTAAACAATTTGGTATGACACTTCAAGGTTTAGCTGATATTAGTAATAATATGTTAGATTTTCAATCTTCAATTGAAGCTGAATTACAAGCAGAATTATTTATTGGTAGAGACTTAAATTTAGAAAGAGCCAGATTATACGCACTAACAGGAGACTATGCAAATTTAGCAGAAGAAATAAAACATAATGCTGGTGGAGAACTTGCTTTTGCTCGAATGAATGTTTTAGAAAAACAAAAATTAGCAGCAGCTTTAGGAATGAGTGCAGATCAAATGTCAGATATGTTATTTAATCAAGCAAATTTAGCTGAACTAGCTCAAGAAGCTAGAGCAAATGGAGAAGATGACCTAGCAGATATGCTTGAAAAACGAGACATGCAACAACAATTTAATGATTTAGTAGAAAAAGTACAAATGACTTTTGTAGATATAGCTAATGGTCCATTAGGAGTAATGGCAAATTTATTAGTATCTATTTTAGATAGTAGTCTTGGATTTTTTGCAGTAATGACTCTTATAGGAGGGATAAAAATAGCAGGTTTAATAACGAGTATGGCTTCACTTTGGACTACTTTAACAGGTGCAAGTATATCTGCAGTTACATTAGCTTCTGCTTTAACTCTTGGTATAGCAGCTATAGCAATTACAGCAGGAATAATAGCTGTAACAGCATCATCAAAGAAAGCTCAAAGTGATGCAAAACCTAAATTTGCTACAGGGGGTACAGTTGAACAAACAGGTGTAGCTGAAGTACATGCTGGAGAAACTATAATCCCTGCAAAAGGATCAAATAATTTTCTTGAATTAGTAGCAGGCATTAATAAAATGGGAGGAAATGAAAAACAAATTAAAGAACTTATAAATGTAAATAAAAAAAATGCACGAATAAACGAACAAAATCGTAAAGTATCCTTTGATAATTTTGCTTTTGCAAAAGTAACAACAGATTATACAGGTTTTAGATAAAAATTAAAAAAATAATATTTATAATAAAACAATAAAATGGGATTATTAGACAAAGTATCAATATTTAGTAGTACAACCCCAAAATTTGATCAAGGAAAAGCAGAATGGGGATCGGGGTTTTCTGCTGTACAACAAGAAATGTTATTAGCAGACACTATGACTGCTGATAATACAAATTTTTCAACCACAGGTGAGAAATTTGGTAAACCTAAAGATTTAACAATAGGAATTAAAACCAATACATCTGTTCCTGATTTAGATTTAAATACTACCTTTGCAGTTGGAGATGATCCTGGTTTAGGTGATGTTAAAATTTTTGATTTAGGATATAATTCTACTTTACAACAAGATTCATTATTTGAATTAGGAGTTGCTTATGGTAACGATAATTGGGAAGCAGGAGAATCATACTATCAAGATTTAAATGGAATAAATCCTTCTGAATTAGGAATTGGTTTTGATTTAGGTATGGAATCTACACTACATGAAGATCTTTTAACCCAACAATATATACATAGCCATTTATGGTCACCACAAACATTTTATAAAGTTGATCCAGGTACACTTGATTTAAATGGACAAGATGTAGGTAATGGACTTTTTGGTGCTGCAGATAAACCTGGTAAAGGCCAAGGATTACAAGTAGGAGGTCAAGATTTACATGTACATTTATTAACAGGAGAATACAATTATCTTCATGGAACAACTGTACCGTGGATTTCTCCTGGATCCGTAGGTCCTTCTCCAGGAAAAACAGGTAATTCTGAATTTCAAGATTTAAATGCTACTTTTACAGGTTTAGGAGATACTCCTATTTTTAATTTTGGAAAAGAACCACCTCAAGATCCTTCTAATCCTATTTATGATACTATACATGAAAGTTATTTACAACCTAACCCACAACCAGGTTTTGAAGGAGAAGATCCTAAATACCTACATTTACAAGGTCAAACAGGGTTTTTTCAAGGAGCAAAAGATGTAAGAGATTCTGCTAATAGAAATTCATTAAATGCAGTACCAATAACTCCTTCACAATATGCTGATTTAAATAATAGTGACGTTAATACTATACCTCCTTTTGGTGCTCCTACTCCAAATGATAAATTTTTCTATCAAGATGATGGAATAGGGATAAATAGACCTGCAATAAAACAAGGATATAAATTAAATGGAGAAGATTTACATGTAAGTTTATTATCAAATCCATACACTTATACTCATGGACAAAGTACTACAACTATAGCAGCAGCTGCTAGTTCTCAACAAAACTACAATTTCCAAGATTTAGACATTGATATAGCTAGTACAACACCACCTCAATATGTAGAACAAATGCATAATGATATTAATCAATATATTGCAGGAGGAATGACAGGACTTGGTAATACAAATTATTAATTATGGCATTAGTTGATTTACTTAAAAACCCAGAAGCTTATAATGTTAGTTATGGAGGTCCTTCTAAAGGTATAACCTACTTACCTAACATGAAAGATTTTAAGGGTAACAGTGGTCAAAGTGGTATACAAAGAGTATCATGGGATGTTACTAATGATAATGCAGATCCTACTTATGAATTAGGAGATGGTATTGATAAAACTTTTAGAAATTCATTTGGAGTAACAGATGGTTTTATAAGAGGAGGAATTACTGCTAATATAAGGAGAAGACGTATTGATTATCAAAGAATATCTAATTTCCTATCTGATCCTGCAAAAGGTACACAATTTATGCTTAGACAGGGATTATTACAATATTTAAACCCTCAACCTAACCAACGTATATGGTCACCTGGTAATCTTTTATCTCAAATATTAGGAAGTGGACTTGTAAATATTAAAAGATCAGGTTTATTACCTATACCTGGAGGAATAGATACTTTCTTTTCTCCTGGTTATTTACAATATTTTAAACATTATGGAATGAATCCTACAATGTCAAAACAAAATGTAAAAGGAGTTGAACCTGCATATAAATGGGGAAGAGAAGGAAATAAAGGAGGTTATGGTATAGGATCTCCAGGAGCACAATATGGAGGATGGGCTAATCTTAAAAGAAAAATTTTAAGAAAAAAAAATCATTATAATGTATCTCTTGCAGACAGTTATGATAAAATAGACATTATCAATAGATTAGATATTATAAAAGGTGTAGATAATGCTTTACCTGAAAAAATAGCACCTTTAGCTAAAGACATGGTAAATTTTAGGTTTGAAATCATGAATACAGATGACATAGAATCTCCTGACTTTATTATATTTAGAGCTTTTTTAGAAACTATGGATGATAATTTTGATGCTAGTCATAATGAATACAAATATAATGGTAGAGGAGAAAAATTTTATATATATGAGGGTTTTGAAAGAAAAATATCAGTAAGTTTTAAAATAGCAGCTCAATCTAGACATGAAATGAAACCTTTATATAGAAAATTAAACTATTTAGCAGCCCAAACTGCTCCTAATTATTCACCAGGACAAGGTAGAATTAGAACTCCTTTTGCCAAACTAACTGTAGGAGATTATTTTAAAAGAGTACCTGGAGTAATAACTTCAGTAGGAATTTCATGGAGTAAAGAATATCCTTGGGAAATAAAAAACCACCCTGATTGGGATAGTGATATGAAAGTTTTACCCCACATATTAGATGTTACTGTTAGTTTCCAACCAATTCACAACTTTACTCCACAAAATCTTTACAGTACTCCATTTATAGGAATTGATGGAGAAGATGATGATAATTGGTTAGCAAAAGGTATAGCTACAAATAAAGGTGAAGCTTATAAAAGAGATGGAAATGAAGAAAATATTTTTCAAAGAATATTAAAAAGAGAAAAAGATGTATTAGATAAAGATAATCAAGAAGGAACAGGAGATGATGATGAAAAAGATGCTAAAAAATTTACTCTTTGGAGTAAAGATAAAAGATCTAATTTTAAAGATAAAATAGGAGATGGTTTAGATTCTGTAGGAGATTTCTTTGGTGATGCAGCAGGTAATGTACAAGATTGGTGGAGAAAAAGAAGATCACAAAAAACAGGCATATATAATGCTGGTAATCAAAACTTAAATTCATTTACTGAAGGACTTTAAATTATGAGTAGAAATAGAACAAGATTTGTATCAACATTAGGATTTGAAGGAGGAGGACATTACTTTGATAATGTAAAATATCCAGAAATACCTTTATCTATAAATGATATATATGTTATAACTCAAGCTGGTGATAGACTTGACTTATTAGCAGAGAATTTTTATAAAGATGTTAGGTTATGGTGGATAATATCTACAGCTAATATGAATAAAATTCGTAGAGATAGTTTTCATTTAGAACCAGGATTAGAAATAAGAATTCCTATAGATACAACAAATATAATAAGAAATTTTGAAATTTTAAATAAAAATTCGTAAGTTATGAATGATACTATTGATGGTATATTTGAACCCTTTGATTCATATGTTAAAGATCAATTAGAACTCAGAAAAACTATTCTTTCAAATGAAAAAGCTAGAAAAGGAGGAGTTGAAGATGAATCTGTTGCTGAAGTTGATTATGATACAGAAGCTGCAGATACCGAATATGCGTATGATATTTTAATAAATGATAAAAAATATTCACCTGACGTAATTGGTAATCTTGAAGGAGCTCAAAAAGTAAGTGATGGAATGTATTATCCTAATTTAACATCAACGGGTCGTCGAGAAATAGACCAAATACTAGACTCACTATTAAATACAGTTGTAGGTACCGTAATAGA